CTCTTGGCACATGACAGTTGGTAACCCACTCAACCCGATCCTGATGATGGGCAATATGATATGTGAGAAAACGGAAGTTAACTTTAAGGGTGGACTGGGAAATGATGATTTTCCTACAACAGTTGACTTCAAAGTTACACTGAAACCCGCTCGACCTCGAGACAAATCTGATATTGAGAACATGCTTAATGGTGGTCATGGAAGGTTATATGCCAGGGCAAACAACGTCAATGATTTGATAGGTGATGTGTTAAACATTTCTGGTAAAGATGAAAAAGTTCAACCATACTCTCAATTAAACAGAGGAACAAATAGCGGAGGTAGTCTAAACTACAGAAACGGTACCAGATTAACGCCAGGAGAACAAAAGGTTCAATCAGCACTTGCTCAAGGAGAAGCATCTGTTAGACGTAACCTTACGGGTGCATCTGAATCAGAAATTGCAAAAACAGCGCTTTTCGCACTACAATAAGATGAATATTCGTTCGCTTGTATACAAAAATCAAATCACTGACCCTGCGACCCAGGAATCCTATCTTGATTTAACCTTTCCTAGTTTCAGATACAGGAAAGCAAATGTATTAGCTGCGTTTAGAGTAACCCCTCTCGAGGAAGGGCGACCTGATTTGATTTCCATTAAGTTTTATGGTTCTCCGAGCTATATTGATGCAATTCTTTCATATAATAGAATTTTTAACCCGTTTTCAATTAAGGATGGTGATCTTTTGATTATTCCTGACGTTTCAAATGAAAAAGAGGTTTATGATATTCCAAGCTCTCAAGAAACTAATACTTCACCCCTTTCTACATTTACCGACACCGCAAGACTTAGCACTCAGGATAAAAATAGAATTGATAGACTCAAAAATATTGCACAGAAAAAAGCAAACGGAAACAAAAATCCAGCTCCACCTAATGTGTTACAGCCTGGACAGGAGGCAAAGAGTGCAGTCGATGGAGCTATAATACTTGGAAATAACTTGAATTCGAGGGAGGGTATGGTATGAGTGAAATTAAGAGATCTATTCTTGCAATTACTGAGCCTACAATAAAACTGGATAAATTCGCAATTCCTGATTTGGAAACTCCAAATGCGGAAGGACCGATTACTCAATCCAAAGTTTCTAAAATGTTGGGTTCAATATTTCCTGGTGTAGAGATAAACGGCTTCAAGATTCCATTTGAAAGCATAACAACTTTTGAATTGAATGTCAGTGGATTTCTTCCAACATTAAGTTTAAGATTTTACGATCAATCTGGTAATTTTTCAGGCAAGCACTACCCACAGGATGGTATGCCGGTAAAGGTGTATCTTAAATCGAGTGGGGATGAGAAAACTTTTAAACCCATCAGAATAGATTTTACAACTGATAATATATTAAGTTCTAACAACTCAAATACAGGAGTTCTTTATTCTCTTACGGGTAAAATGAGAATTCCAAATCTTTACACCGAGTTTCAAGAATCTTATCAAGGTTCAAGCTTTGATGTTCTTTTAGAGTTAAGCGAAAAACTACAGTTGGGATTTGCTACAAACATAGATGGAACTAATGATTCAATGGTCTGGGTCAACCCGCATGACACCAGAGAGAAGTTTATACGAGATATAAGTGCCAATTCTTACACATCAGATGAATCATTCCTGGATGCTTATATTGATCCGTATTATTATTTGACATTGGTGGATATGAATCCGCTTTTTGATATTAATGAACAGCTTGAGTCTTCACTGTTGTATGCTTCAGGACATACATCTATTTCAAACGGTTTAGAGGATAAAGGTACAGTGATCGGTAGATTTATCACCAATCATTTGAGTTTAAATGGAACTGACAGATTCATTTTAAAATTCTCAATGATGAATAACACTGGGTATTTTGCTGATAAAAATGGCTACAAAAGATATTCACAGTTTTACAACTCTGATGACAGGGAATTTGTAAATGAGTACGTAGATCCTTTGACCACACCTGGAACAGAAAACATGATTCACCTTAAAGGCCGATATGTAGGATCTGTTGAAAATCGCGTTCCTGAAGGCATTGCTCAATCTCAAAACAAATACAAATATCTGGGAAGATTTACCTCAGAAACTGTACATGATAACTATGCTTATGCCTCTATTTTAAATTATCAAAATCTTGAAGAGATTCAAAAAATGGGCATGCTTGTTGAGCTAACTCAAGTAAATACATCTTTAACAAGAGGTCAAAGATTAGCGGTTCAAATTTTTGATAGTGACATTAGACAAAAAAAGGCTCAACAATCAACTGAGACCGCTGCAGAGATATCAGGAATAACAGATGGTGATCTTAGTAAATCAGATAAATCTAATGAGACAATGTACGATGATCCCACTAAAATGACATACAATCAATATCTAAGTGGGTTTTACGTTATTGATCAAATTTCTTATCTTTTTTCTTTTCCCGGTCCTATGACTATGCGATTAAGATTGATACGTAGAGAGTTTAATCCACCTGCGTAAATAAATAACATAATATGGCATTTACTACACCTGCACAAGAGGCTTTGGTCACCGGAGGAGCAGATATTCTTCGCAGGGCAGGGCTTGCCAATTTGGATAGAGATGTTGATAACTTTAGAAGGGCAAATTCTATCGCAACTGGAGGGTTTAGCACTTCAAAAAAGTCAGCGTGGACAAGGTTTGATGATCCTACATATGTAAGTTTTAGATTACAGTTTAATTTTTACCAAAGTCCTTTGTTTGCAAATGCATTAAGTGCTGGGGTTTTAGGAAATATTTCAAATACTTCTGTTCAAGATAATGCATTTTCTCTACTTAGTAAAGTTGCTCCAAACAGATCACAATATTTGGCTCAATTTGCAAAAACTTTGTATGATATTCAAAATAACAGTCATTACATCTTTACTGGGGTGACAGGTATTGATACTGCATGGGAAAAATCTATAGGTGCAATGAACGGAGATCCTTTCATTGGAGGCGATGACGCAACTATTTCTATCTCAATGCTTGAATCTGTTGATTTCAAATCGACCGCATTGATGACCCTATACAGGTTAGCGATGTATGATATGAAGCACAGAAGGACTATTGTTCCGATAAACTTAAGATATTTTGACGTTGATATCTACATACAAGAAATTCGAAATTTTAGAAAAACTTTAAATGCGATATCTGCAGTTCAAGCTGTTGCCGGTGGAAGTGCAAATCTAACTGCCGGAGAATTTGTAAACAACAACATTTCAACAGTAATTTATAGGTTTAAAGAGTGTGAGTGGTTACCTGAGGCTTCAAAAACTTTGTATGAAAGTTTAACCAGCACTCCAACTGAGCAGGCTAAACAGACAGTTTCTTTTACATATAATGATTTTGAGATTGAAACTGAAATTCTTGCGCTAGAAGGAAGCCTTGTTGATGTGACGCGCTCATCACTTGGAACAAACCTTTTATCAACAGGAGGAGATGGACCAAGCAGCTTAATTCAAAAACTTAAGGATGAAGCCCCTGACCTAATTCTAAGACAAGCTGGAAGATTGCTAAAAAATTCCACTTTAACTTTAGGAAGAGTTCCCGTAAGTAATCCAGAGGCAGATGCTGAACTTAGAAGATCAATAGCACAAACTTTCACCGCCGCAAACATAGCACAGGGCTCTCTTGATTCAGGGCAAACCGTTGGATTTATAACTCCTCAGTTAAATACTTCGATTAATCCTACACGAGCGTTTGATACTCCTACATTAAGTATACCAAATCTTCCGGGTAATTTGTCAGCATTTGATGATTTGACGGGTTCAACCTCTCCACTGGGTGAAGATAACATCTTTTCAGGTTTTAATTCACCATCAGTTGAAATAGGAGAAGAGAATGTTTTTGCAGGTGAAAACCCGTTCGAGCCGGCCCCATTAACTCCATCTAATGTGCTTGGAGATGCGTTACCGCCAGGGCCACTAACACCATCAAACGTTTTTAGATAATGCCACAACTTGGAAACATAACTGATGATAATTTAGTAGGTACGTTTTGGTTGGGTAAAATAGTTGATGTTGAAGATCCAAACCAAGAGGGAAGATGTAGAATTAGGATCTTTGGAAAACTGGACGCTCGAGTAAATCCCGATGATCCAAACAGTGATTACCTCATTCCGGATGAGCATCTACCATGGGCTTATCCAAATTTCTCATCAGCATCTGGCAGTTTAAGTGGAAGTGGTCAATTTTCAGTTCCAAAATTAGGAAGTGTCGTGTCTCTCTATTTTGACAATGGAAACATCTATACACCGATTTATCTGGGCTCAGTTCATCCAAGTGATGAGGTTAAAACTGAAATAGGCAATTCATATCAAAACTCACACGTTCTTATATATGATACAGCATTTGGCCTGGATAAAGACGGAAACAATGGTAGAAGTGGAGAATCTATTAAGCTGTTTTTCACTGAGGAAAAGGGTCTCGTTATTGATTATGCAACTACACAAGGATCGTCAATAATTAACATTAAGCCAGACAATAGTATTGAAATAATTAGTGTTAACAATACACAGATTACCTGTAAAGATGCTATAATTAAATGTGAAAACGTAATTATTGATCACTCAACATCAATTGAGCTGGGAAGTGGAGCTTCAGAAAAACTAGTATTAGGGGATTCTTTTTTACAATTTTTTAATCAACACACTCATATCGCCAATCTAGGTGCACCTACATCTCCCCCTATAGTTCCAATGACACCGCTTCAACACTTAAGTAAAAAACAAGTTAAAACAAAATAAATATGGCTCTAGTACCTATTCTATTAAACGTTGCTTTAGAAGAAGCATTTGATAAAGCAATGTTCGTTTTTGCGGAAACTATCGCAAATAATCCACAAGGAACTAATGTTGCAGATATAGCAAGAAAGGCTGCTGCAAAAACATTTGCAGGTTTGGCAACTCCCGCTATTGACTTGTATATTAGATCTGCTACTATCACAATTCCTCCTGGACAAGCTGTTCTTACTGCTTTTACCCCTACCCCGCTTCCTGGATCAACTACTACACCTTCTTTACCTGCACTTATAATTTGAGTATATATAAAGTAGTTTAACCTAGTTGTTTAAAAAAAAATGCCTAATCAAAAAATAACACTCTATCCTAACCAAGAAGATCCATTTGAATCAAAGGTTTTAGAGTTAGAAATTCCAAAGAGAACAAAGATATTAAGTAAAGAATCATATGTTGCAGATCTTCTATCACTTTATGAAGGTCAACCCATATCACCAAATTACAACTCGGGTGATATTGTAGAAGCAAAAGTTCAGTATATAAATAATAGTAATGAAGCTGTTATTGATCTAGGTGCTGAAACTGCATTTATTCCGCTTCACAAAGAAAAAGAAAAATACAGAGATTATCTAAGAGCTGGTCAAATAGTTAAGGTTGAACTGCTTAGGAAAGCAGATCATATTCAAGCAAGTTTTGGAGACGTTCTTCAACGAGAAAAGAAAAATGAGCTTATGGATTCTATTGGGAAATCTCTTGGATTTTATGGGGTTGTAAAAGAGCTCATTCAAGGTGGTTATATGGTAAGTGTCGATGAGGTTGAAACATTTATGCCAGGATCTTTAGCCGGAGTGAATAAGCTTTGGAATTTTGAATCGATGTTAGGAAAAGAGATAGTTGTTGTTCCAATTAATTACTCCAAAGAAAAAGGAACCGTCGTAGTTTCTCACAGAGAATATCTTAAAACACAAATCCCTCAAACAATTGAGGATTTGTCACAGAATCTTGAGAAAAAGATAGAAGGATTTGTAACTGGCACTACTCAATTTGGAGTGTTTGCCGAATTCAATGAGTGTTTGACTGGTATGATTCCAGCTGATGAGCTTGATGAAAGTTTAACTCATTTTAACAACAAGCTAATTCGACCTGGGGATAAGATTGAGTTTTTTGTGAAACAGATTATTCACGAAAACAAAATAATTCTTAGTCAAAAAGGGCCATCACACGATCCATGGAAAAACGCTGATGAAAAGTATACCCCTAGCTCTATTGTAAATGGTACAGTTACAAAAATTGTAAAGTATGGAGCATTTGTAGAATTGGAGAAAGGTCTTGCTGGTCTTTTACACACAAATGATTTAAAGGGAACAGTATTAAACGTTGGAGAAGATGTAAAGGTTAGGATTTTAAAAATTGATACTGTAAACAGAAAGATAGTTTATTCTTTACCTTGATATATAAAAGAAAAAGTAAATGTTATCCTTACAGGATCGATCGCAGATTTTTTCTGACTTACGATTAGCTTTTATTATAGATTTTAACACAAAAGAGGGTTTTGATAAAACCAGATCTCTTTTGTCCTCTTTTCTTGGGGATCAAGTTTTTCAAAACACTTCATCAATTACCACTACTTCTCCATTTGGAAGATTTGAACTTGAAAAGAAATTTGAAAGAGGAGGTAACTCTTATAGGCTGTCAACTCCGATGCTACCTTTTCTTGGGTCAAAATCTCTTTTAAATAAGATCTTAGGCTGGATTACAGAGAATGGAGAAACAAATCAAAATTCGGATTTATACTGTATTATAGGTGCCCAAAAGGGAAGCTTTTTAGATCTTCGAAAGATGAATTTTTTAAAGCTTATAATGCTTTTTAACGAGGATAAAGTTTTAAAGGATTTCCCTCGTCAAAATCATGTTTTTTCTAGACCTATAAAAAAATTGTTGTCTTTGGATTTCGATCCCCTGGTTAATGTTTCTCCAATAAAAAAGAGTTTTGCTGTGGAGTTTGGAGGTCCTTTCTCCAGCTATTTAGTTCTTAAATATTTTGGTGGTAAAGATTATCAAACCAAAAAGTCAAAAATATTTGAAGGTGTAGATGAATTCATTGATGCACTGGTTACGAGTATTCAAGATCCAAATTTAAGCATCGATGAGAAGGAGAGATTGAAAAAAATACAGGACAGACGTGGTCATCTTGTTCAATCTCTACGTAACTTGGCAGTCTTTAAAGAATCTTTTCCAAAAATCAATTTTACTATCGATCTCAATACTCACGATTCCCGTGTTCACAGTTTTTTCGCTACACTCAGAACCAGATTGTTAGAGATAATTAGAGATTCAAGTATGACTGAAGGTTACATAAACTATGATTCAGATCAAAGCAAATTTCAAATTAAAGAAGGAAATCTTAAAAACTCTTTCTTTCTACAAGGTATTGATATTCTTGAGAGCGAGGTTGGCGGAATGATTGTTGATTGCGATGTTTTTGAATCTAATCTAGATAACTGTTATATCAGTAAATCAAATCTATTCTCTCAAACAACCGCAACATCTTCTTATCTTTTAGATTCTTATGTAAATGGAACAAGTAAGTTAATTGATTGTCATTTCACGGGAAGAAGTGGAATCATGATAGGTGAAATGGAAAGAGGCTTTTTTGAGAACGGAAAAATAAATAATATATCAAGAATCTCGAACACTACGAGAGTTCTTGAGTATGAAAAGATAAAATGATATGGCTACACCCGCTGAAATAAGATGTCTTGATAATTTTATCAACGAGGTCACTCAAGAACTTACAGTTTCTTGTCAATTACCTTATAACATTCCTAAAAAAGAGATTGCTCGTATTATTGAAAGAGCCAAACAATGGTTTTATAAGCATTATGAGTACTCAGTAGAGGAAAAATTCCTTGCATTAACGCCTGAAGAGTATAACAAAAACACTGAAGCTTTTAGAAAAACAGGGGAGATTACCTTACCAAATGCAGTGTGGGCAGTTAACGCAGTGTTTCAGCTAAGTAGGTTTAGTGGTGAAGATGGTGGATTCAGCAACTACAGCTTTAACTCAAGTGATACTGATTTTGCGGTTGATAAAATGGTTTATAATTCATATTACGGAGGTGGAGAAGGTATTGCATCAGAGAACTTAATGTATTTTGTAATTAATGAGTATTTTATTGATAGTGCACGTCAAGTTTTACAAAATGCAATGTCCTACACTTTTAATTATTTGAATCATAAGTTTAGATTTTTAGGTGAAAAGCCTGATTACACGGTTGTATTTCAGGTATACACTAAACTTGATGATTGTAGTTTATTTGGAGATGAAATTTTCCTTAGATATGTAGTTGCAAGATGTAAACAGCAACTAGCAAGAGTTATGGGTACATTTAATTATAACCTTCCTGGAGGTATTACAATTAATTATGATCTCTATAAATCTGAAGGAGATGATGAGATTGCTGCAATCACTGAAGAAATAAAAACTGACGAGGGGACAGATTATTTCTTTACAGCTTAATAATACAATACTATATTTCTGCTATTGATATATAAAAAAAATATGCAGAAATGAGTCTTGACATTTACAGCAGGGATGATCTTGTTAGCAAGTATAATCCTAATCAGTTAGAGGTGTCTGATGATATTTCTCTGTTAATTCTTCAGATAGAAAATATTCTTTTTACAAATAAAAACGAAGTTCTTGGAAGCAATGATTTTGGTGCATCATTGGAAAGTGAAATTTTACGCACATCATTTAGTTCGGGTCAAATAGAATCGCGTATATCAAATTTGATAGCAACATATTGTCCGTTGGCTTCAAAATTTAATGTAGGAGTTAATGTACAGTTTTATGAACTTAATAACGAATCAGCATATGGCGCTCTAATGGACGTAACAGTAAACGATAAAAAAATAATTTCGTTCTTATTTTAAAAATTATTCATATACATGGCAGATTCTTTTTTATTTAAAAACAGGGTAAGAGCTCAACAGCTTTACAATGACGCTTTTGTATATCTCTCAGAGAAATATCAACAATCTTCTGATCTTTTTACTCCAGCTTCCCCCTTTGGACAGATTTTGTCTGTTGTTTCAAATATTAGTGAGCTTATTTTCTATTATATTGAAGCCGCAATTACTGAATTAAATATCAGTAGAGCAAGAAACGCTCAGTCTGTTTTTGGATTGTCAAGATTAACAGGACACAACCCATCGAGAGGTGTTTCTGCTTTTGGTTCATTACAATTAAATGTTGCTCCCGGCGCTGCTTCTCAAATCTCGGGTAATACTTTACGAATTCCTAACTTTTGTACACTAAACTGTGAGACCAACGGTTTAAACTATTTCTTAGATTTTGGAAGTGAGGAATTTATAGCAATTGACAAAACTTCTCTTGCTCCACAGCAGGTTACATTAGTTCAAGGGCTCGTTCAAACTCAAGATTTTACCGGAACTGGATTTCCGTTACAAAGCTTTTCAATTAATACTCTTGATCCAACGGATGATCAAAGAATTAAGGTTACTGTAAATGGGGTTGATTATCCAGTAGAAAACTCATTGTATGATCTTGGAAACAATGAACCGGGCTGCTTGGTTAAGACAGGTATTAACGGAGGACTCGACATTTATTTTGGAACTGGGAATTTTGGAGCTATACCAGTTGCAGGCTCAAAGATTACAATTCAATATGTACAAACTGCAGGTCTTTCTGGTAATCTTGATACTGCAAATAATATCACATTCACGTTTACAACGGAAGGAGTTGATCAATTAGGCAGTGAGATTAACTTAAATGAAGTGTTAAGCATTAAACTGGTAAGCAAACCTATTTTTGGTGCAAACAATGAGGATCCAGAGTTTACAAGACTTATAGCACCTTATGCTAGCAAATCATTTGTTTTGGCAAACCCAAACAATTACATTTACTTTTTAAAAAAATATGCGTATTTTTCTCATATTGATGCATATAACACAAAGAACGATAATAATATAGATGACGATAATGTTGTTTATCTTTTTCTTCTTCCAGATGTAAATAGAAAAATCACTACTGATATTGACTATTTCAATATTCCAGCAAACGAGTTTGTACTCACTGACGAAGAAAAACAAAGAGTTTTGAATCTTCTTAACGAAAGCGGTCAACAACTCGTTACTTCCGAAGTAGAAATTGTAAATCCAATCATCAAAAAATATGCAATTAATATTGTTCTTAAGTATATTGAAGGATTTGACAAAGGAGTTTTGTCCACTGAGATTCGCAGTGCACTAAGTTCATATTTCTTAAATGTAAAAAGAAAAACTTCAATTCCACGTTCTGATCTTATTAGTATAATTGAAAATATCGAAGGTATTGATTCTGTGAATGTATTCTTTGTCTCTCAGGAAAATGAAGAGGCAATTAGAAATGGGTACTACTTTGCCCCTGTCAAACAAAAGGATCCAATAACAAATCAAGAAATAATTATTGAAAGAAAGCAGATAACTATCGAACCGGGTCAAGATCCACTGATTGGATTAGATGACTTTGGGGATATTAAACTTGAACAAGACGATCTAGTGTTGATAAGAGGAGGATGGTATGATAGAAACAAAAATTATTATGAAGAGATTCCATCTGAGAACACTGTAAGTTCGTTAAACATTATATTTAAAGCTTTTGTAAATAAAAATCTATATAACGATTTAGAACAGAATAAGTTCAATTCTTTGAAAAAAATACAACAAAACAAAGTCTATTCTCCAATAATTAAAAATAGTTCTGGTACAGTTTCATAATGGCTATAGATCCACATAATAATCAGGTAAGTCTTTATGATGTTTCAAATTCAACTCAAAATGATTTGAAGCATCTGGGCTATGACTATACTCAGACTCTTATGCAAAAGACTGTTTCTAATTATCTTTTTAGAAATTCTAAAGTAGCAGGATTCCTTGAAAAATTAAACAACTACATGGTTCAACATATTGAACTTGTTAAGTACGTGAGAATCTATTTTAACTACACCGTTCCTAAAAATTACAAAGAGATCGACTAATGAGAAACTATTCTTTTTTAGATTTTTTTGATAAGAACGGGAACAACCTGAACTTTGATTATGATTCCACTACAAATTCTTGGAGTGGTAGTATTTTTATTCCAAAAGTATCAACTGGACTGTTTGGAGTATCGCAGATTTTTGTAATTGAGCAATTTGAAAAATCAGATGGGTCGACGGTTTATGGATTCCCTGAAAAAATAGACACAGGTTCAGTTTGGACCCTTTCATGGGAAGCGATCTCTCCTGCTGATATTTTTCTGTTTCAGTTTGATCCAAATTCAGATGTTTCATTTCTACAAAAGTATGATGTAATTGAAGTTGATTTACACGAAGATCCATCTGCATATGAGTTATCAAGTGGAATTGTTGTTTCTGATGATGTTTTGCAGGAAAGCTTACAGATAAACATTGCACTTTCATCTCTTTCAGAAAATATCTTTCAAAGAATTTTGCTCGTTAAAGATGCAGATGGAAATACCGTTCTTACCTGTTTAGTTTATGGAGAAACCGAGGGAGTAGATCCTCGTTTACAGACTTTGATGCAAAACTTTGGTTACAAGGTTGACGAATCTACTACTCCTATTTTTTACAACACTGACATTAATGAACCTTTAACCGATTTTATCACCTTAAACTCTAAACGTAAAGAGATGATGTTGGAAGGATCAAACATATATTCATATGTTGGTTCTTATAAGTCATTAATCAATGCAATTAATTTCTTTGGGTTTCCAGATTTAAGTATTAGAGAATACTGGAAAAATATTGATATTCAATCTGATACATTTGGAAAATACAAATTAGGAGATCCTATTGTGGTGGGAGAATCTCATAATTTAAACAATAGTCCAGTACAACTTCCACAATCTGTTTTTAAGAAAACAAACCTCTTTTCTTTAACGTTTAAAATAAATGATGAGACAGGTACATATGATGATTATGGTTTACCTGTAACTGAAGAGAATTATCAGTACACTATTGAAGAGGCACTGATAAAACTTTATGGATTAAAGAAGATTCTTCAGCAAGACTATCTTCCTCTAAATGCTCGAATAAAAGACATTATTGGAGAAGCTTCATACTATGGTAAAAATGAATTAGAGTATATTCCTAGCCAAAGTGAAACGCAAGTTTATCAACTTGGAATCAATCCAAGCTGTGAGATCCTACCATCTTCATATGTTTATCTTGACGATTTAAGAGAGATAGATGATTTGATTTTTGCACAGTTTACTCCATATAACATTGAAAAAAATATATGGGTTGGAGCAGGAACATCAACGGGTTGGTATCCCAACCCATCAGTTGGAGAAGAGAACAATCCGGCAGGCGAGCCGTACCCTGGATCTGCATACACCATTGCTGATCTCGCAAATGTTATGTTGGGCTATTTTACTAGATATGCAACTAATTATGCAAAGCAAGTTTCAGGTTTAATACCCAGAGGACGCGCGGGTGGTCTATATGAAGATCAACCAGGAGTTCCAGTAGGTGCTGCTGTAATTCTAAAAAACACAAGTTTTGAGTCAATTACATGGGCGAATGTAAACTCAACTTGGAAGCAGCTTCAATCTGGACAAAACTATATTCTCGATTTTGAAGCGGGGGATCCTATACATTTAAATGATGTTTTTATAATAACAGATGAGTATACATCGAGCTCTATTTCATATACCGCACTACTAGGAGATACTCCCCAGGATGTTGCAAATGGACTTGAAACCGAGTGGAACATAAAGATAGCAGCTTCACAAGAACCTTGGAGAAGGTTTGTAATAAGTGTTGTTAATACAACATCTGGATATGTGTTAAGAACCGAAGGAATTGGAATTGATGAAATAGGATATAAATATGATTTTCAAACAAGTGTAACAAGTTCATTTGTAACAAAACCTACATTTGTAAAAGAAATTATAGCACGTGGAAACCTCTACACCTGGGAAACAATTGGTTATGGTGATTTCTATGAGATTGAGTGGGAGATTCAAAAAGGAACTACTGATGTTTCTCCTGCGTATTATTTAAACACCAGGGGCAGTTTACAAGATTATGATCAGTATCCAGTTGTGCTTCCTTATGTTGGGGAATACACAGTTAATCTTTCATTATATGATACTTTTAACAATGTATCTATTGGCGTTGATCCTTGCACGATTTATGTAGAACCAAAAGTTGCAGAGTTTACAGGATTCTATAGAAGCTTTGATCCTAATGCAGCATGGCAAACACAATCATATGAGTTTGAACAGTTTGGTGCTATGTGGGGAATTCCTGTAGAACCTAATCTTCGATGGGATCAAGTAAATTTGACCTATGATACTCTGAACTATGGAAGTCAAATCATGCTCAACACTTTTAAAACGTTTGAAGATGATTTTCAATTAAGAAATTTTCAACCATCGGGAGATGAAAGTTTTCCAGGTCCATATAACTGGGGAAATCTAAATAAAGCATGGTTAAATCTTGAAGATCAGTGGTGGTCCTCTGTTTCTGTAAGTGGAGATCAAAATGCTAGTTTTAGAATCACTTCATTTACTCCCAACTCAAACATATATTTTTCATACGGTACAATTTCAACCACCGTTACTATCCCTATTACAGTTACAACCTTACAAGAGTTAGCTGATTTCTTAAACAGTGAAACCGATCAACTTGCAAGCAGATTTGAATACAATGCTGTTCAAAACGTAAGTGAAAGTGTTGTTTATGTTTTAGCAGTTGCAAAATATTCAGGTGAACATGGAAATGTTACTGTAACTACAGATACCGGGGTAAACGATATCGATAACTTTTCATTAGGGATAAATTACAATCCCACATGGTCAGATCTTAAAGTTATAAATGATAGTGAAACACTTCCTCAATTAAGTTTTGTAACTTTTTCTTATGACAGTTCACTAATAAATGGCAAAGATCGAGCAGTGTGGAAAATCACAAACAACTCTGATCCCAACTCGGAAGATATATATTTTAATAGCGTATATTTAACGTATTTGTTTAAAAACTCTGGTAATTATACTATCACATTGGAGTTACAAGATTCAAATACAAATAAGTATGAACTCGCTAAAAATATGATCATGATAAAATAATAAACAAAAATGGCAATATCAGTCACAGAAATTTTAGCAACGGATTCTATTAGTGGATCCAGAATCGTGTTAAATGACAATTTTAATGTGTTAGCAACAGAAATCAATGCAATGGAGGTTTATTTTTCTCCATCCGCAGGAACAATTCTTAACCTATCACAGCTTACCACTAACACACTTACAGTAGGTACCTCTTCTGCTAAACTCACAGTTGGCGCAAGTACAATAAGTATCGATGCTGCCACTTCTTGTAGTGAGAATTTTACCTTTAACGGTAGAATTCTAAGAGCAAACCAGGCATCCACTAGTATCACCGCTGCAACCTCTTTGGGTTCAACAAGTTCTAATCCTACTAACGATTTATTCAGAGTATCAAATTCTGGAACGGGTGCGTACACCATCACTCTATTTGAGGGAATTAAAGGACAAACTATTACCTTTGTTTATGAAAATTCAAATACAGGTGCTGTTGAATTCTCTGCTGGAACAAATACATCATTAGTAGGCGTCACAACACTTACACTTGATGGAGAAGGACAAACAGTAACTCTTATGGCGGTAACCGATTCGGCAGGCACTGGACAAGATTGGTACGTTGTAGGTGGTCAAGGATATATTATAACTTAATTTTTTTAAATGTCAGCAGCTCCACTAATTAGAACTCCACAGCTGCAGGGGGGAACACTATACACGTTTTCCTCTGCCGCTAGGGATTTGTCAAGAAGTTTAAACAACGATAATTTACGTTTCGTATTTTCAAAGTTTGTGCTTCTGAACATACCTAATATGCAAGCCCTAGATGTTGATACTTTTAGCAATTTTAATAACTATATTCAGTTCAATACGATTGATGGTGTTATTCAAAATCAGGCGTTTTCAGCAGATGACAATGTAAACTTTGCTCAGTCATTACAAAACTATCCGCTTAATCTTGAGAACTTAATTTTAAATGATCCTGATTACGATCAAACTACAAATCAATCTATTTCTGAAAGGATATTTTTTAAATGGTTAAAAGAAACCGGAGCTTTAAGATTTAGAGCAGCTACGAGCACTGAAAAAAGCCAAGCACTGACTCTAGCAGGAACACCTCGTTTCGTAGAAGAGGATCAAGCTGAAACGGGAGCTGTACAGTATGATCAGGTTGTCCAGTATATTGGAGATATTGATATTGTAAATAATGTAGGCAAGGGTGGAGATGCATACACTGAATTATACATCTATGTTCCTACTGAAGCAGGAAAAACTCCTGTTGTTTTATACAAAACACTTAGTGATAACAACTACTCACCGGGTTTAAGAATAGAAGGTGAAACTGAATTTATCAACGGTAGAGATTCATCAACGGTACAACCCGAAGGCCTAGATATTAGAGCATTTTATGATTATGATGATGCACTTTCAGGAGCCGGATCAGGTGGTTACACTGATTCCGATGCAAACTGGATGGGTCAAACAACACCTGCCACTGAGTTTAACTCTTACTTTACTGAACCTACTTCTTTTACAGATACTGCAAATGATGACATTACAAAATTTAATCAGGACTATGGTTTAACACCAAGTGGTAAGGTAGTATCATATAGAAGAAGCAGATTAGATGGCATTGCACTTGATTTTGATCCTTCGAGCTATTATGGAATTACAAATGATCCATCTATTTCGACTATCGCGCAATATAATTCAACACCAGGGGCTACAAACTTTAAGTTTAATGCGGTTTTAGTTTATTATGATATTTTTGATCCATCAGACCTTTCAACAAAGGCCACTAACTTGTATGGTGTTTTAATCACTGATAATATTACAGACACTCCAAATGGTGGATACATTCAAAGATTACCTAAGTTTAAACCAAATACCCTTACAAAAGAAAATGGTAACTCATATGGGTTTAAGCTTAATCTTAGATTCGATGCATCTCTTGTAGCAGGCGGTGTTAATACTATTGTAAATGAGTATAACACATTTTCAATGGGGTTATTTAGTGATGCCGTAGCTGAATTACAAACTGCAACAAATCAGTTTACAAGACAGGCAACACAGATTAGAATTTTACAGGCTCAAATCGATAGTTTAACTACTCGTTCTTTTGCTCTTGATTCTATTTCAGAACTGCAAACAGAGATCGATCTTCTTAATACTAGAATCACAAACAGCCAAGTGGCTTTAAATAGCTCTAGAGCTCTTCTTGATCTTATTGCAAAAAATTCTGACGATCTTCAAGCTTTAATGAATGGAAGAACATCGATTAATGTTCAATACAATACTGATGTTTTAGCAGCTGGAAGTGGAATGTTGTTAAACAGAAACACTCCAAATAGAATCGTAGTTGAGAATATTCAACAACAATATGCATTACCAGTAATTACAAATAATGCAGGCATTCAAATAAGTTCTTCTAGTCCAATTGATCTCAACTCAAGCACAAACCAGGTAAACTTCTATCTTGCACAGTTTACAAACATGCTCAGAGTTTACACAGAAACTGAGACTGATGGCACTCCTATTCCAGCAATAAGCAACATTGTATTTAGGATTGATGATAGTTTAAATAGGTTTAAAACCGGGCAGTGTGTAAGAATAGTTTTCCCAACAGTTACTGATTTTGGTGGATATGATATTAGTATTGTTACAGATTCACAAAACTCTAGAGGATTTGGAGTTTATGGAGTTAATGTTACAACAATCGTAAATAGTGAACTATCAACTATACCTATTATCGAAGTAACTTGCGTCGATGCCACTACTTACACCTTTGTGTATGATATTTTAAGATAAATAAGAAGGAATGGATTCTAACAACTCAATATCAACCCTTTTACCACAGTTATTAAGATTGTTTAATAACTCTGTTGAGGGATTTCAAAAGATTTCCGAGGCTGTTACTGGTAGCGAGGAAACAGTTGCTATTGACTATACAGATGAAGCTGGGCTGACTCAAAGAATTTTTATTCCGTCTATTGGATATCTGAACACTCAAATTCAGAGACTGGATCAAAATGTCCAAGCAATAACAAACTTTAATCCAGGAACCTCAAGTTCAATTAGACTTTCAGATGGAACCTTTAGAAAACTTGTTTTAAAGCAACTAGCAACCGAAGCTGATGATTTACAAAACATTGGTAGTGTAAGCACATTTAATACAAAAAGCAACTGGTTTTTCGAGTCATTAATGACTCCATTACTATTTGTAAGTTTCAATATTTCAGGGCAAGCTCCAATAAACACAGAGAATGTAATTGTTAAAAGATACATTTTACAACTCGATACTGCAGCTAAACTGAATTATTATTTTACAAATTTTGATGGAAAATCAGAAATTGATTACAGGGTTTTCTTACAGGGTTTGTTAAACCAAGGTATAAGCTACATTCTTGATGAGGACACAATTGATTTACCGCCTAGGGCTTTAAGATATACTGGAGCTTTTAGTGTATTAAGAATCAACGATACTCAAACCACTGAAGTTGTTAATGGAGTTAGTGTAACAAAAGCTCGTAAAATTTATAAGCTTAATAAGTTAGCATACACTGATACAACTTCCAATTTTATTGACACCGTCGGTTTAAAAGTTGGTGATAGTCTTGTTGTTAATTCAGATCCAATTGATACTCGTTACACTGTTTCAAGTGTTGATTCATCCACAAACAGTATTGTTTTAGAACTTGCAGAAGGAAGCAGAGGAATTGAGATTGGGGCTGATATCTTAAAGATTTATTCTCAACAAGATAACAATCTACAGGTTCAAGTTTCAATTGGATTTGATGAATACTGTGTTGTATTTATTAAACCCATCGATCCTGATTCAAAGATTCCATCAACTAATTGGTCTCTAGGAAGTGGATTTTATACTAATAATCTAACAACTACACTTCCAGACGGTACTGTTTTTGATTTTGCATCATACTACAGACAAAGAGTAGTTGATTTTGGAAAATATGTAATGAGTCTTGCTGACAATAAGATTCCAACTGCTCAACAGGGAATCACTCCAGTTGCACCGACAATTGCATCTTCTGATTTTCAGGTTTTACAAATTAATCAGCAAATCACTGATTCTAAAACCATTAAAACGATACAGCAACAAGTTGCTGAAAAGAACACTCTGAGTTCAGAATTAAGTCAATTAGATTCTGCAATTTCTCAAAAGAGAGCAACAATTGCTACAAAGAATTATAAGAGTAACATTGAAAGAGATGCTGACCAAAACCAATTAACAAGTCTTGTTGATTCAAGAGCATCAAAATCACAGCTATACGGCTCTTTAGTAAAATCTATTGATGCTATAGCTACTGATACCGGTACTGGAACTGCAGCTCCAAAATACAGAGTAAGAGGGTTCTGGCCAATGCCCACACCACAGGTTTCACCAGAGACAGGGGAGCAACAGGTTGTGCAGTTTATCGTACAATATAGATACCTATCTCCAGAAGGAGCCGCTAACCCAGTTCAAACCATAAATGTAACCAGTGACACTGGTAACAGCAGTGGAGCTTTTTCAAACTGGAACGAAGATGTAACTACTCCTCGAAAGAGAATTTTTGATACAAATCAAAATAAATTTGTTTGGCAGTCTGTTGACATTCAAGATGCTAATGAGATAAACACTAATCAGCTTGATATTGCTATTCAAAAAGGAGAACAGGTTGAGATTAGAATTGCATCAGTTTCAGAGGCAGGATATCCCGCTTCTCCACTGATTTCAGATTTTTCAAGCAGTATAATCGTACCATTCCCAGATAACTTAAATGAGAATGGTGTAGGGGAATTGTTAAAAGAGAATTCAGATTCACTTGTAAAAGTTCAGTTAGAGGAAGATTTACAATCAATAGGTCTAAATGAGCACCTATCTACCCAGTTCACCGCAAACGAAAAGTATTTTGCTCACACTGCAGGCACGATCTACTCTGGATTTGTTTCTGAAAACCAAACACCAATAGATCTACAGACATATATCACAGGATTACAGAATAGAATTGTATTGCTTGAAGAATCTATTGCCAAAATTACTGGTGAACTCACTGTTACTTTAATTGATGATACAGGTAATGTTTACAATCTCAGAAGAGATGATGTTACTTCGGTTTTTGCAGGATACTATGTGAATGAAGTTGATAGTTTGACTACTAAGAAGGGAGCTATAATCTCAAAAACTTTCTTCGTTACTCTTTCAAACCAAAATCAAAGTGCTTTAGAGCTTGTATCTAAAATTTTTGGAACAAACACTCTTACTGTAAGAGAGTCAGAAGATCCATCGGCTTCAGGTAGCTCATCTACCATACTGCCCGCGATTTATTCATATTATGATAACTATGATACTTACACATCAAGTGATAGTGATTATAACACGATTAGAAAATATGATCTTGTTCCACTACTATTAACAAGCTCTGATGTAACTGTAGGTTCAACTTCAGGAATTAACAACAGATTAAGTCAACCTAATTCTATTTCTCCTTATGCATCATCACAGGTTAAGGGACAATTTATATACTCTCGTTTCTTTGATATAGCGGGAGAAGAAAACTTTTACTCATACCCAAACCCATCATCAACTAATATCACTAATCTAGATACGGCTGAAAACTTTTACACCCGTTCGAGTGATACTGGTGTTGTAGTTGGCGGAGAATTTATCTGGGGTGGTGGGTTTGATTCATCTGGTGATCCAACAACGGCATCAGCATATGCTTCTTCGGATGATTGTATTGAACTTCACACAAATCACCCATTTATTGCATCTAGTACTGTTTTTGATGCTCAATACGCAGCACTATTTAATGATTCTATCACTACTTTAAATAGTGATGCAACAGATTATGCAAAGGTTTTATTTAGAAACTCTAAGTTTGCGCCTTTGACAACAAATAGTACTTTTGGAAAGAAGCAATCAATTTACATTTTTGAGGATCTTGCTAATATGCCACAGTATTCTCAATCTGCTTCTCCAACATATACTACAGCTGGTCTAACTAGCTTTAAGCGTTCTAATAAAATTAGCTTTGAACCTAATGATCAGTTCCTTCTTGGTAAACAGAGTGCCGGATCATATTTATTTTTCTCGAGTCCAACACACTCTGATATAAGCGTAGACGGTAGAGCAAGAACAAGTGCAAAAAGCATTTCATTTGGTAACACCAATTCTATTTCAATACCACTTGTTTTCCAGTATCGAATGACAGATTACTACGGCAGTGGAGACTCTGGAACGGGTAATGTTGGAGGGGATATTACCGGTGCAACAATTAATCTTACATACTCAAAAAGAATTGGATTTGATATTTTAGATTCAAACGATAACTTATATTCTTTTGATATTGAGATTTTTGCAAAGTATCAATCAGATACTCTTTCCGAAGATAAGTTCCCTGTCAAGACAGTTCAAACTTCAATTGATGATATATCTCAAGTATTAAATAGATTATCCCCAAATATACTACCGGGATGATACTTTTCGATGATCGGTTGTTTTTTATTCATATTCCTAAAACCGCCGGCACTACAATAGAAGAGTCATTAAATAATTCTGAACGTATTTGTGGTCGACACATGTCCCATGGGGATTTTATCGATGCAAATAAAAATATTGATAGAGATCAATGGACCTTTTTTACGGTTGTAAGAAATCCATGGGATAGAATACATTCAACATATCAGTTTAATAAAAGATTTTCTGATATAAGTTTTCCAGAATTTGTTGAACATATAAGTAACTATTTTGATGCAATGTCAAAGGGTGAGACTTACTACATCAATCAAAAAAAAATATTTCCATATCGATTGGTTCAAACCTTTAACTGGTGGACTGGTGGAATTCAAAACTTAAATCATGTTATTCGATTTGAATCACTTAGAAAGGACGTTCAAAATTTTTATGAATCTACCGGTTACAATATAGATTTGTCTGTTAAACATCAGTTTAATCCAAACAGAACACCTTACAAAGAAGCCTACTCAACAAAAGAAAGAAAAATTATAGAATTAATTTATGGTGAAGAGATAGAGTTATTTAAGTATTCATTTCATTAAAAAGATAAATAAAAAAAGCCCCTTTTGTGTCTAGAGAGATACTTGATAACTTTAGCTTTCAGCTTCTAAGAACTAACCCAAAGCTTACAACAAATGTAAAACTTGTTGTGAATTCTGATGGAAAATTGTTTTTAGATTCTTTTGATGCAAACAGCCAAATTTCTGCATCAGAATTTAAGGCATTTGAGATTGCAGAAAACTCTTCATACTCTTACGATATTTTTAATTTTTATCAACAAGGGCAGTTTCCAAAAAATCTTGCATTTGGAGTAAAAGAGAGCTTTTCAAATCAAATTGTAGGTGAAACTTACGGCGGGCAATATGACACTACTTATATCAGCGGCGCACAGGTTTTAACGTCTACTGCGTATAATGAGGATTTTTCAGTTTTAGCTCCTCTTTGGTTGGATGAGGAACTTCCAGAAGCTTTTGTCATAGTTAGATTAAATGGACCATTAAGTGTAAACGAGGTTTTGGCAACTTCTGAAACAGAAAACATTGCTCAAATAAACGATGCTAGTTATTTCTCTGAGTTTGTTTTAAATAACTCAACTGTAATAAAAACCTTTGATTTAACCAAAAACTCAAAGATTGGTAAGTATCTTCGTAAACATATTGACGATCCAAACTATCCAGCTGCTCCATTCATGTTTCAATACAACAAAGAAACTCCAGTAAAATGGCAAGGTATTTCATACACAAGAGGCGGATTTTCCAGTTCAGATGAGTATGCTTATGAAGAGCTTATAACAAAAGAAAATTCAATTATTGAAACTGAGTATTTCATAACAACTGGATTTGAAAGAACTGGAATTATTTGTGCAAATTTAATGAATCTACAGTTTCTTTTTAGCGATGAAACTGCCAATGATTATGAGATTAATCGTTATTTTGGGTTATACGTTAATAAAGTAAGTGAGGGTACCTTTAGACTTGCTGGATCTGAATTTTATTATGGTGCAAAAAATGATAAAGATCAAACACCTGTTCCTCCTAGCACTAATTATGTTTCTGATACTTTAAGTACTAAATTTGAAATTTCAAACTCAAATGGAGTTCTATTGTATTATGATCCAGCAACTTTAACAAAGTATACTGATTTTTATGATGGATCTAACTCAGCATACACCCCCAGCGAAGTTCAGCAGTTTAATTCTTTCTTTTATGTAAATGATAAAAACGATAATATTTACGAGATAAAGAGGGGATCTGGGTGGGGTTCTAATCAACTAAGGTTATCAAACACTTCGATTGACGTTTCTCAGTTTGTTGGATTTGATCAAACCTCTTTTAATGCAAAAGCAGAGGTTTTAGTTCCTAAAGGAAAAGCTTCTGCAAAGATAACTATGTTATCAAATCCACCCGATGGAGCTAATTTATTTTTTTACAGAAATGGTGTTTTAGAAGGTAGCATATCATCTGAAGCCGACTTAACTATTCCTGGCGAAAACTCAAACAATTTCTTTTCACCATTTGGTACTCCGTTAGAGATTGCAACTGCGATGTACAATGCAATTGCTTTTGTTTCTCCTGACAGCAGATCGTTTGATGTAGTTAGGGAGGGAGCAAATCTTTATTTTATATCTAGGTTTACGGGCACACCATCAAACCAGATTTATATTGTTTTACAAAACTTTGGATTTAATCAGTCTAGTATAGTTTCAAGCTTTCCAGCCGAGGTTTCAAACCAAATAAACTTCACGGGAGGAACTGATTTTAATAGCTCTAGAATTAAAGTTTCTAATCTAAATGTTGATGGATTTGAAGTTGGTAAATACTTAAAAACTTCAACAGGATTTGCACAAATAACTTCAATCTCTTTATATGTAGATGAGGCAGTTAGAAACAGCGATTTTGTTTACACATCTATACCCAATGTTGATTCCTACTACTGTGTTAATACTGATAATAAAAACCTAATCACTAACTCAACTGGTTATGTAATTCTATATGATTTGTTTGTTCCAAATTATGGTAGACTTTCTATTGTTCCAGTAAAGGATTTTGATTTTGATTTTTATAGCACTTTCTATTCAGACTTGGGTGAGTTAGAAGTTGAGAGAGATTGGTATACAGATTCATCTAACCCCCTTTCATATCACCCTGACATTGAAAACTTTTATCTAAATGGGGGATTCACAACTCTTGAGCCATTACTTCCCACCACAACATCAACTCTTTCAGCAGTAAATCCTATTTTAAGTGAGTATGATAGGCTTAATGAAAACTTTACAAAAGAACTTGTAACCTCATCTAGGGTTGTTCCATTTATTAATAAATGGGGGTATTTTGATTATGGTAAAGATACCAGAAACAAGGCATATAGATTTGATATGTCGAGAGCGTTTGGTAATTTCAACTTTGCACCCGTGGGTGATGTGAAAAACCGAGATGCGTATTCCTTAACACACGAATGGTATTTGCTTTCAAAAATACCGGATTACTTTACCTCTGTAGACGCAAAGAGATCTTGGAGTTATTTCTCGGATGTTTTATCCGAAACTGATATAAAAAATGTTGTACTGGATAAATTTAAAGAGTACTTTATAGTTGACAGTCTTACACTCTATGATGGAAGTGAAGTTGCTGTAGATAGACAGTTGAGATATGCCTCTGTGTATGGAGGTAACTCTGATTCATTCGCCCAAACTTTTTTTAGGGGATCTAAGATAGTTTTAAAACAAAGAGCAACGAGTAACTCATCTCTTAACTTTGACGTTAAAACTACGGCATTTGTTAAAAACGAAAGGTTTAATGATTATAGATTTTCTGCAGTTTTAGTTCCTACTGTAAGTGAAGAACCTAATTTTAAAATTAAATTCATTGAAAACAAAAAGTGGAAAACGGTAACAATGTTTATCTACTTGTATATTAATGAGGAATGTTTTGATTTAGGTGAAAACATAGTAGATAGAACTATGTTATATGCTCTTAATAGTAAGATTCTTGCAGCTACCGGTTGTGATTACGATACTCTTACTGGAAATAATATTGATTATGGAGATCCTAGAATAGATGGAGCACTGGATCCAACATATGCTGAAACTACAATAACGGGTGATTTTATTATTAAAGGAGTTAAAAGTAATTTTAATGATTCTACTCCAAATTTTCTCAGACAAATAAAGGTCAATAGTGTTTCTACGGGTGGGTCTTTAACTGGAGCGTATCCAAATATACTTTTTTCAATATCGACAGGATCTGCGGCGGGTAGCTATAGAATTTTTAATGTTAAAAATGTTTTAACGGAGGATAAATTGACGTGTCAAGCTGTACAAAAATGGAATGGAACCAATTTTGTTAACGTTTCATGGCCACCTGTTTTGGGTGGAAACAGCTTTAGATCAGTCGAGCTCTTTTTGGAAGACGCAGGGTTTAATGCATTTGCTGATAGATTTTTAGAGGCGTCGTTTGGAAATATTTTGACAAATGTAAACGAAGGGGCGCCTTCAATTGATTATACCACTGTTAGCGAAACAGGAGCTGAGACCACAAACGAGTTTGCAGTTGAACTTATTAGTCCTAATGTTATTCAAAAGCCAATCTATTTAACTTCAATACAAGATCCAGATAAACCCGTGCAGTTTAATCTTGTTGATACAGTTGGATACAGATTATTCTTAAATCAAAGTGTTCAAATAACTCCATTTTACAGACACTTTGGTTTATATGCTCCAATTTTTGTAGATATCTTTAAGTTTGTAGATCCTTATGTTGGTGAATTAATTCCAACGGGAAGCACATACGAAGATTCGGTGAAGAATTTTTTTAGATACAAAAACACACAACTAAATGTTAGTGATCCATTGTTTGGAATTATTCAAAATCTTTTCTATCACAAAGCGAATGAACAAACTCCGGCATCTGTTATTCAATTATCGACACAATCTGCCTATAAAGCATTATATCCTTTGATTACAGAAACTGCAATAGATAAAAGAGATTTTTATGTTTTTAGATCAAGCTGGGATCCAGGATATTTTGTTAAGAATTTGTCATCAGGTCTATTCGAATTGAAAGCAGGTACCAGAAATCAACTTGAGAAAAAGTCATTCATGGCTTCAAAAATCATGAAGACTCCATCAACACTACGATTAGAAACTTTTAATCCATCTCCGTTTAATAAGAATGCTCTTTTTGACAACACTCTTGTAACGGGTGATGTAATGTTTGAAGGTGATGGGCTTGAGCTTACTATTGATCTATATGCTCTTATTAACAAAGCAGCCACAAGTTACCTATTTGATGAAATTTACACGTATTTTGAAAAGTATATAAATCCACTTTATAGCTTCTCAGACGAGCAGTCAATAGCAGATGATGTGAATTCATATATTACAAATAATATTATACCTGTTTACAAGATAGAAAACATAAATCTTTACATCAAGAAAGTAACTGGAACAGGAACTGTTGTTTATAACACATTACAATTAAATGATCAGCAAAAGATTGCAGCTGGATTTGCAATTGATAAAAATGCAGGTATTCAATTCCCAGTCCCCAACAGTCTTGATTTTCAGGTAATATATAATATAGATAAAGGTTATGATTATTCTGTTGGTTTAAGTGTAACATTATCAAAAAAATAGAAGAGAATGCCTATAACTATAAAAGAGATTTTTGCTTCTGATACCATCTCAGGAGCAGCAGATAAGATCAATTATAATTTTGATCAGGTTATTCTCAACGGCGGGGGTCCTGCAGGACCCCAGGGATCTCAAGGTGTTTCTGGTCCTGCAGGACCCCAAGGTGTACAGGGTGCAACCGGAGCAAAAGGTGCTACTGGTGCTGCAGGATCACAGGGGCAAGCTGCCGGATGGGCTTATGCAGGATCACAAGGACCCTCTAAATTCACAAGTTATGATGCAGAGTTTGCACCTCCATTAAATCAACTGTTTACAGATTCATCAGGAAACTATGAAATTCCAGCAATTTTAGTAGGTGCATATCCAACAGGTTTTCCAAGTTATAGTGGTACTGAAAACTATATAATTAATGATACTTATCTCAATCAGATTTCCATTGAAAAAGGAAGTCTTTTTATACATTCTCTTAATAATATAAGTGGGGTACCAAATATTGTTCTTTCAGGTGGCGATAGTAGCAACACTACTACCATCACTGACATGTTACAACTTCAATTAACTGTAAATGATGGGCTAAGAATATATCAAGTTAAAAATTCTACTTCAGCAACGGATTATGGTCTTCAAACCTATTTCACTGATAAGGGAATGGATCTTACTGCAGCAAGAACTGTTTATTTGGGACAAACCGTTTCTGCACCAACTAATGGAGATCAAGGGTTTGGACCGGAGGCTGTTTATATTACTGGATATAGAAGAGCATACGACACTACTGCAGGTGGAACTATTTATATCAGAGGTTATGAGAGCACAAACGTTTTACAGGGACAAATTGCTGTAACTCCAGGCGATGCTACTTATGGTATTCAACTAACAACATTTGCATCAAAAAGTGTTTACTTAAACACTGCACTCAATACTGTTATTAATTCTTCAAATATTAGTGGTGCTGTGTATCTTTCATATAACAGCACAAACCATGCTATCTTTGGGAGATTAATCAAAACATTTACAGGAGCACTAAATGCGCAATATACGGGACCGGTACCAACGAGTGCTAGTGCTTATGCGGCTTATAGTTTTAATTCATCTGGTTATATTGGTATAGCCGGGGACTTTTCTCTTGCAGCATGGGCAACTGATTCAAACAATTGGGCCCACTTCGGTCTACCAGGTGGAACTGGTAACATGACCCAGATTACCTCTAGCGCTGTTTCAGTTCTTGGTTCTAATATAGAATTAAAAAAGACAGGGGCTGGTGCAGATCCTGGTTACATAAACTGGGAACATGTTGATGTTACTGCGGCAGGTGATCCTGACACGGAGAGACGACAGATTTCAGTAGCGGATTCTGCATCATCTGCAAACAGATCGGGTAACTCTTTGTTGATTAAACCTGGAAGTGCTCAAACCGCTTTAGTAACTGGAAGCGGTAAGGGAGGTAACCTTTATTTAGCATCTGGGCAATCTCGCTCTCAAACCTCAGGTGGTTCACAGATTGGTTTGGGTGGTAGCATTTATATGTTATGGGATGGAACTACATCTCAGGCCAATTACAACCAAAGAGGCGATTACTACCAAAGCGTTTATATTGGATTAAGAACAAAACAGAATTACTCAACCACTCCAAACTATCGTTTACTTATAAGCGCGGGACAAGACACTGTAGTATCAGGAACCCAGAAACAAAAAATAGCAGCATTCTATGAAGCAGGTATATCTACCCCTGCTGTAGACATAGATGAAAATGGATTAACCACTTTCTACGAAGGAGCAGCTGTTGATAACGGTGATCTAGAAATTAAAGCAGGTAATGATGTACTAGTAAATAGTGGAGACCTCATAATGGGTGCTACGGGAGCAAGTAACCTGACTGTTGAAGAAGGTGATATAACAGTAGAAGATGGAAGCCTCTATCTTAATGATTTTAGCGCTATTCATGACATAAAAGGAGACACACGGTTAGGAGATACTACATGGAATGGTGCTTTAAAAACCATAGCAGGTGGCTTATCATTTTTACCAGTAGCTACGGGAGCATCTTCTAATGTAACGGATTTGGGTACGTTTACTGCAGCAGCCAGTATTTATACTTTTACCATTCCTAAGTTTGCTGTGTATCAAAAATTCAAAGCAAGAATCAACCCTGGTGTTGGCAATTTTAAACCAATCCAATTCAATCAAACAAATACATTTACTTACGCTCGAATGTTTGTTATTGAAATTGAAAATGATGCAGCAAGCGCTGATGATATCAGAGTAAAATATGGAGATGCTGGTGGAGGTAGAGATTGCTATGTAATGGCATCTACTGGAGTCGAATTGGCCGATATCACTCCTGGTAACAAGGGAATCTTTATGTTCTTTGAGGTTCCTGCCTTCGGCGGGTCTCCAGGTCTTATGTATATCGGGGGAGACATAACTAACTTATCATAAAATGACAGATTTTACAAATATTGAAAAAAACAAGATCAAACACTTCGTCTCATTTTATTCAAATATGAGAGAGGAACTTACTTCTATTTCAACTGCTTTGGCAGGTTTAGAAGCCAGGAGAACTACTGCTCTTAATTCAATTGAAAAAAAGAGAGCAGAAGAGAATGATTTTTTGTTAGGTTTAAAAAAGAAATATGGAGAAGACTCAATCGATCCAATAAAATTAGCACAAATTGCATATGAAGGGACTAAAACTAGGTAAAGATATGATAATGGTTATTGCTTTGGCAATATTCGTTATTCTTTTTTTTAGACAATGTGAAAGCACAAGGAAAGCACAGGCTGAAATCACGCGAACTAAAAATAACTTTGCAGCAATGCAGGACACCGTTCGTAATTTCAAAGATAAGGATGGAAATGCTGCAGCTGAGATTAGAGGATTAGAGCTAACTCTCGATGAGATTAAAAAAGATCTTAAGTTTGAAAAAAACAAACCACCACAGACTGTTATACGTGTTGAAACTGAAATTATCGAAAAGATAGTAACTGTTGTAGAGACAGTTAATGATACTCAGATAGTTGAGAACGGTGTAACTTATGCATCACTTCTAAAAACCTCTGACAGCAAAACATGGGGCAAAAGCAGTCGATCAGTTAGTCTTTCTATTCCATATAAAATTGAAGGAGATACGTTGCTCACAGGTTCTTCAGTAATTGATCTAAAGCAAAATATTTGGCTGGAAGCAACCCTTTCACGGGATAAGAAAACCAAAGAGATTTTTGTTAAGGTTAAAACTGACTATCCAGGTACACAGTTTAATGGACTGCAGGGTATTAAACTTGCCGATGATGGTGTACAGGGTTTAAAAATGAGTATGAGAAAAAGTTTAGGTCTTGGTGTTAGTATTGGTGTAGGATCAAATGGCCAAAACTTCTTTCCATATATAGGATTGGGTCTCAATTACACACCAAAATTCTTACAGTTCTAATGGCAGCTACTTCTAAATTCATTCAGCTTTTACCTGGAGTACTCGTTGAGTACATCTACACAGACTCCGCGAGTCCAACTCAGTACTCAACTTCTTCAAAGGGTTTAGTTCTTTTAACTGATGATTACTTAGATACTAATTATCTTTTTAGTTATTCAGCAAACGCTGGGGATTTAGGTAATGTAACTTCTAAGAGTGCAGTTTCAATAGATTCATTAAGAACTACATTGGCATATCTCAAGCCGGTTGGAAATGTTACCTATTTAGATTATGATGCTGGCGCAAACTTTTCGCCATATCCATTGGTTCAAACCTCATTTTCGCCTGCACAAACTATTGTTTACGATACAGTAAGATTACACTTTGAATCTGGGTATAGTTTTCCAGCCATAGATGGACTTGTTTTAGAGATAATGGTAACTCGTAGAGATGGTAAGTTAACCAATCTTGCGAGCATTACACAGCTAAGAAGTGATTCAACAGTATTAAACCCAGAACCTTTCTTTATTGGGCAAAGACTCTTTACCAATTATATTGAGTTTTATATTCCTGCAACTGCTTATTTTATAAATGACAGCTTAACTAACACAAATACTCTTCTATATAAGCTTACTGATGGAAAAGGCTTAGTGAACAATTCACAGATAAGAATTGATATAAGTCAGATAAGTCAAACAAACAATGTAAGTGGGTTTAAGGTTTTTGAGATATCAGAAAAAAAATCTGCTTTTATTGATAATGAAGATGCCTTTTCATCACTAGTTGCTGATGTCCAAGAAGCTTCAAATGCTGATTACTTTGAGCTTCAGGGTTTATATAATGGTGACAATTACGCTAATTTCATAGCAAGTTTGAATGCACAATCCAATGCAAACTATTTTGTGTTACATCAAATCATAGTTAAAGAACAAATTGGTACCAATTTTATAACAACTACTGATCAATCAATCACTCAGACTTCAAACTTTGATTTTCCAACCCTATTTAGACCTGTAATTTTAAATGCAGCGTCTGCATTGACATTTTCTATTTCGTACACTCTTCGATTGATCAACCAAGTGGATGGATCTCAGATTGTTCGGTATGCATCTTTGACTTCTAATGAACCAAAAAAATACGGTAGAAGATTAGTTAAACTAAACCTTGGAGTTTCTCCTACTATTGCTAAGGTTTACAACAAGATTTTAAACGATACGGGTTCAAATATTACGATCGAAACGACCGCAGTCGTGCCAAATGGTCAAGTTGGAAATGTAACAATTAAAAGAGAATTTGTTACTAACTACAAGACCAGGGTTAAGATCAGAGCGAAGGTTTCTCCTGCAACTGTTGATAGAATAACTCAAGATACACAGAATCCTGTAACCACAACACCAGATTTAAACACATAATGGCATCACTAGTAGAAGATAGAACCTTTACAAAACCCCGTGTTCTTAAGAGAGTAATTCCTACAAATATTGGAAGTGAATCTTTTGAAGAGGGTGATTACTGTTTTAGGGTTTCAAACTTTGATGACTATGTTTATTTTTCACTAACTGAGTTTGACAATGGCGTTGAAACTCCAATGGATTTAACAACTTTTGGAGATATTTTTCTAAAGTTTATTTCAGGTGGTAGTGCAATTGAGATTCCAAGCGTGCCAAACCTACAGAACATAGAGGCAGCAAAAGGCGAAGTTGTTTTTAAAATTGATAAATCTTCATCTGAATCTATTATTCGTTTTCCTGGTAATAATTTTTCTATTGTAAGCAAAATGGTTAAGGGAACTGATTATTCATTTGAAAGTGTTCTTTTTCAGGGACTGTTTTTAAAACCTAATAATAAAGAAAAGATTTCTGCTAGGTTTAACTCATTTTATAACCAACAAGTAGATCAAACCCTACAAACTTTAAAAAGTGCATATGATCAAATCAATTCAATTACACAGGTTTTAGAACCTCGTGTTCAAGAATTGGCAGAAATTTATACAAAAGAAAAGGTTAAAGAACAAACTTTAAACTTGCAGTTTACTGGTTTGAATAAAACTTTAACTGATAGGTTAACAGTAGATTTAGTAGCAACCCAAGATTCACCAACAGGAGGCGTTAGTAACACTGGTGTTAGCAACACTGGTTTAGAAAATCTGGGAACACAAACTAACCTACCAACAGGCGGTGGTGGACGTAGACCTCCTCCGGAACCAAACTTTAATGCTCTGGTCGATCAGCCAGGCTTTGAACAACAAGGATAAGATGAGTGAGTACACCGATATAATTCGAAATAATCAGAATGATTTCTACTACAATCAAGTGTTTGTAGAAGACACTCTTGTTATAGGTATAAATGAGTCTGTTAATACCTTTGTTTTTGAAATATTAGGACAGGATCCAAACAACGATAATGTAGATGTACCTGTAGATCTTTCATCATTTACAACAGTTTATATTTCATTTTTTGATGATATAAACAACCCTGTTAAAATAGAAAAAACTATTGATGATGAGGTGGATTTATCCCAAGGATTGGTAAGGTTTGATATTTTGCAATCTGAGGCTAAAAAAATACTATCTCTTTCTTCTGATGTTTTTTACATTTCTACCTATTCTGAATCAGAAGGTGAAAGCGATGAGGTCAGTATATTTTCTGGTAAGTTTTTACCGTACGATGAGTTCAATCAATATCTTTTACAAAACCAAAGAAATACGATCAATTTTCAGGCACAACAAAGAATACAGTTCTATACCACTGAAAATGAAAGGTTAAATACAAAACGAGAAGAGCTTGATTCTAGGATTCAGACTCTTCAACAAGATATCTCTGATGTAAGAACAAATATTTCAAAAATAGAAGCTGCTATTCAAACTGCGATATCTAAGATTGGGTCAAATCCACAAGTTTCAACCTCTTCATTGAATCCAACTCAACCATTAACTTCCAACGGTAATTTACAAAATACAAGCGACGGTAGTACTGAAAGTCTTGAACTAGCTGCAGCTAACAATAATCAAATTGTTACAACAGGTGGAGGCAATTCAAACACTAACTCTGACGGTCTAATAAAGAAAGCTATTCTATAATGTTACAATCAGCACGTAGTAATCAATTCATATTTAACTTTCCAAGGACATTTGTACCCAAAGAGGTATCAGATAGATATGATCCATATTTGAACAAAATCCCTGGAAACCTTGTTACAAAATCGATTGATCTTATAAACTACTCAATACAAAGCGTCAATTTTCCAAGCGCCGAGTATACACCAGTAGAACAGGTGGATCTTGGAGGTTTAAAGAGACAGTTTAGATCTTCTGTGAACAAACAGGAACTATTTGATAAAACTATAACAGTTTCTATGAGATTGTTTGATGGATTTATCAATTACTGGATGATGTTTGATATCTTCGATTACTACTACGAATTTCAGAATAAGAATACATACCTACCCGAAGGTTTAAGATTACAAATACTTGATTCTAATGGCGCAACTTATGTTACAGTTGAGATGAAAAGAGTTCTATTTCAAACAATGGGATCCCTGGATTTAAACTTTGCTGAAAACACCAGTGATATTAAAACTTTTGATTTGTATACAACGAGCTTTTTACTAAGGTAGATTTTGATTGATATATAAAAAAATACCTCCAGCAATGAAATATATTAAGCTGTTTGAAGAATTTGTGAACGAATCCATGTATTTGGTGAATGAAGATCTCATCAATGAGGCTAAAGTTCCAAGCATTCTATATCACGCAACATATAAGCCACTACTGGTTAAGATAAAGCGGGATGGATTAGATACAACTAAGAGCAAGAAAGCGTGGGAAGACTCCGAACCGGGATTAGTTTACTTAGCTACCGATATTGATGTTGCTGGATCGTATGCTGAGGCATCAGACATGGTACCCGATAGTTATATTGACAACATCATCGTACTACATATTGATGCGTCTAAATTAAATCAAACAAAGCTATCTATAGATAAGAACGTACAAAACAACGAAGGAGATACATTAGAATACAGGGGTGTTATTCCATACAGCGCCATTGTCAAAGTCACACCTTATTAATTAAAACAACAAAACATAATGAAATATATTAAGCTGTTTGAAAATTTTGAAGCCATAAATGAGGGCAAGATCGTTTTTTCTAGTCTTTCACAAAAAAATCTGTGGGACGAAGAAATCACGGGTCAACTAAGTGATGGATACTGGGAAAACTCTAGACCTTCAGATCACTGGGAAGCTTGGGCTAATGCTACTAGCTCAGTTGGCTCTAAAACTGGAATTGATTTTGTATCAAGGCGTAGTAACTATAATCTTACTAATAGAGAACTTCTAGATATAGTAGGCGGAAGAATGTTGATCTATGGAGCAGCTGGTGTTGCTGGATTTGACATAACAAAAAATCCTTGGATAAGTTCACTCGAGTATTTAGTAACAAACGCCGATAGCCCTGAAGAAATGGCTTCGACTATTACCGGTACACCATTTGATACCGCTCTAGAACAGTATGAAACATCAAGCAAAATAATAAATAAGTTTTGGCAAGATGCAGGTGCTGCGATTAGAGCTAATTACAGCAAAGCTAAGAAGGTATGGGAGACAATTGCTAAAGGAAAGTACACTACAAAAAATCTTAAAGACGATTTAACAGCTATTAACAGCACAATGAAAAAAAGTATTTGATATGAAGAGTTTTGTCGAATTTATTAATAACAAAGATGAAAGTTTAGAGACTTTTGAATCTGCTCTTAAAGAATCATACCAATTAAGTGAAAGTGATGAAACTGCAATTCAAGAGGCAGTTGATGCTTTTGTGGCAGATTATCTTGCATCTGGAAAATCAATTGAAGATCTGAATCAAGAATTGACAAATGAGGGAATTATTGGATCAATCTTAGGCGGTCTAACTGGATTTGCTCTTGGTAAAACAGTCGGTCAAGCAGTCGCAAAAGCGTTAGGGGTTGAAAAGGGTGTACTCTATGATTTGTTAACCTCTAGATTAGTCGGAGCAGCACTTGGTGCATCTCTTGGCGGTAAGATTTAATGTTTGACTTTTTAGTCGGAATCGACTTTTCAATTAACAGTCCCGCTGTCTGTATTTTTGACACTTATAACGAAACATATCAATTTTATTCTTTTGTAAATGATGGTGGAAGGGCAGCTAACAAACCTCTTCCTCCTGGAATGGGGCTGTACTCTGATTTACCTGGAGTTATAATAGAAAGGTATTCGCGTCATAAAGGTTCCAAAATTTATGAGGAGGATCAGATCCAAAAAATTGAAGATGCAGAGGACATGTCCTGTTTAATTGGAAATATGTTTAACTTTGATAACAAGAGTGTTTGTTACGGTTTAGAAGGATTCAGTTATGCATCAAAAGGAAATAGCTTTATAGATCTTATTATGTTTAATACTATTTTGAGATACGCTATTTACAAGAATTTAAAACCAGGGGATAAGTTTAAAGTTATGACTCCTTCTTATATTAAAAAGAATGCAGGTAAAGGAAATGCAAACAAGAACATGATGCTTTCTTTCTTTCTAGACTCCCAAGAAGTCTCTCTCAGGGAAAATGATTTTTGGAAGTTTTGTTCCGCTCAGAGCTCTTCCCTGATTGATAAGAATGAAAAGGTTCTCAAGCCCATTGATGATCTAGTGGATTCTTACTTTATTTGTAATGCCTTAAAGAAAGTAATATAGTCCTACTAAAAAATAGTTAAATGTTATACTGCCACTGTTGAGAAATGTTTCAATTTGGAAACAAAGTTTTTTCTCTAGATATAAGAAACATGTTAAAGACAACCCCAGGCAAAGTCATTATTATTCAAGATAAGGATCCAGGTGTCACTGAAGCTGGCATCATTTACAAAGTCAATAAGATTAGAGATAAAGCTCCAAGCATGCCAGATCCTCCGTATACAGGAACTGTGGTGGCAATTGGAGCAGACACCGAAGAAGATTATCTAACCGAAGAGGTCAAAGTCGGTTCTAAAGTTCACTTTGAATGGGTAGGAGGAGTTTTTATGCAGTATGAAGATCAAGAGTATCTAGTTTTACAATCAAGAAGAATAACAGCAGTTGAGTTATGAAATTAAAAATTGTTACCCCATGCACGCGCTATGAGAATCTAGCGCAGATTGAAAAATCGATCGAAGATTCTCTTAAAAAGATAGAAACGTCAGATATCGATTTTGAATGGATTATAGCATTTGATACACATTCATTGCTAAGTATCCCAAGTGAGATTATCAATAGTTTTCAAACTAAAAGTTGGGTTCACGGTATTTTTGTGAATGATCCAACTAATGTTGTAGGAAAGGCACAATTGAATAGAGTTATTGAATTGAGTAATCCTTCGGATTGGATTTACGCACTAGATGATGATAACATTTTACATGTGGATTTCTTTGCTGAGTTTACTAAAGCTATCAAAGATAACCCTGATAAAGAGGTGGTTGTTTTCAATCAATTTGTTGGAGGAAAAGATTTTACAGGATTACAGTTTAGAGAAGCAAAACCTGAAAACACAAAATATCAGGGAATTGATCAGGCTCAGTTTGTACACACAGTTTCTGTGCTAGGTGATGAAAGATACCCTATGCATTATGCCGGAGATGGATTAATGATTGAAAAGATCTATGCATCAACTCCAGAGAAGTTTTTGTTCATTGATAAGATTCTGTGTTACTATAATTTTATTGAAAAACAAGTAGTTTATGTTTCTCTGCCTAAAATTCTGGTTTATGGTAGAGAAACAAAAGATTTCAGATCAATTAAGCAGGCTGATTACGAATAAGATAAGCTTAATTTTGTCTGTAAGCTTGATGATAACACCGTTTTAGAGGATATTGCAAAGCTAAATCCAGATGGAATTATAACGTTTGATACCTCGCCTGAGAAGTTTCCAAACCTGTACAAACTTCCATTTGATTTTAGAAGAAGATGGATCAATGTAAACAGTGAAAAATCTGATATTGAGGCCGGTGAATCAAGCTATAACTCGTCAATGTACTATATCTTAAATAGAAACTTTGATGATGATTATCTAAAAGTGGAACCATTGGTTAGCTTGTTCACTCCTACATTTAATACGGGCCAAAAACTTTGGAGAACATACCGTTCAATTGCTCAGCAAACCTACACAAACTGGGAATGGGTGATAGTTGATGATTCAACAGATAAAGGAAAAACCCTTAAGATTGCCGAGGAGATTGCAAGCAAAGATCCACGTGTTCAAGTATACTCATTTCATAAAAAAAGCGGTGGTATTGTAGGCGAATCGAAATATAGAGCAGCAACACTATGTAATGGTAAGTATCTTGTGGAAATGGATCATGATGATGAGCTCACATACTATGCAATGGAGCTTATGGTGGAATCTTTTAGACAGTTTCCAGATGCAGGATTTTCATACTCCGATTGCACCGAAATCTTAGAAACAGGTGAATGCTTAAAATATGAGCAGGGATTCGCCTTAAACTATGGTAACTATTATAAGGACATTTATAATGGATATGAAATGGATGTTTGTGATCAACAAAAAATCAATCCAAAAACTATGCGTCACATAGTTGGTGTGCCAAATCACTTTAGAGCATGGGAAAGAGATACTTATTTTAGAATCGGCGCCCACAATAGAAGGTTAAGCATTGCTGATGATTATGAATTGATCATAAGAACTTTCCTGGGTACCCGTATGGTGCACGTTCCTAAACTGTGTTATATCCAATATATGCATGCAAATGAGAATGTAAACAATACTCAAAACGTCTCCAGATCAGATATTCAAAGACGTGTACGAAGCATCTCATATTATTATAACGAAGCGATAAAGAAAAGATTTGAAGAACTGGGTTACAAGGATTGGGCGTATGAGGAAAATCCAAACATACCACTAAGAAGTAAATCACTTTATAATGAACAAGAAGTCGCTGTGAACTACACAATGAAGTTACCAGAAAAATATTCTCGACCTGTAAATGTTCAGTATCTCTATCAATATGAGGGTGAAATTAAAAAATGAAACATCTAAAAGTTGAAATATATAAAGTATGTTAGGCAACTAACATGGATTAACGAGGCAAAATAATTTTTAAAAAAGGCAAAATAAAATGGCAGAATTCGATATTTTTAATTTGGGTGTTGGTGACATTGAAACATACAAACCCAAGGAATCAGGTGGTAGTGATCTTTACAAACCCACCGCAGATCAGGGAAAAGATGGAACCTATCGAGCATTAGTTCGTTTCGTTCCTAACCCTAAAAACCCAAGCAAATCAATTGTTCGAAAGTACATCTATTGGTTGGAAGATGGAAATGGTAATGGTTCTTACTATGACTCTCCTTCTACTGTAGGCGACTCTTGTCCAGTACAAGATTTGTTTTTCAAACTTCGTAACTCTGATTCAGCTGTCGATCGTAAGATGAGCGAAAATCTTAAGAGACGTGAAGTTTTTTACTCCTTGCTTCAAATCATTAAAGATCCTAATAATCCAGACATGGAAGGCAAGGTTAAAGTCTTTAAGTATGGTTATAAGGTAAAACAAAAGATTGATGAGGAATTAAATCCACAGTTTGATACACCTACTCAGGTTTTTGATATCTTTGAAGGAAAGAACTTTGAGTTGGTAATTACTAAACAGGGAGGATATAATGCATATGATTCTTCTAAGTTCCAAGGTAAGACAAGTGCAATGACGGTTAGTGGCAAAGAGATCGAAAATAACGCTGGAGATAAGCAGAAAGTTATGGATCTTCTTAGTGAAGCACCTGATTTGTCAGCATTTGATTACAAGAAATGGGACGATGACACCCGAAATAAAGTTGAAGGTCTGTTACAACAATACAGATCACCAGGTTCTGCAAAAGCTGTAGTGTCCTCTCCTTCAACAAGCACTTCAGCTCCTAAGGCAGAGGTTAAAGAAAAGACTACATCAGTAGAAAGCGAAAGCTCTGATTTAAACGATTTTCTTGAGGGTCTAGATTTGTGATGAACGAAAGCTTCGTTAATCCACATCTCAAATCTCAGATAACTCAGAAAGTACAAACGGTTTTAAATCAAGTACATTCAGACCGTGAAAAGCGGTTTATAAGAGAATCCCTGCAGCGGCTCAACTTTGCTTGTCCGTATTGTGGGGATTCTTCTTCTTCACTCAGAAAGAAAAGAGGTAATCTATATTGGAGTGGGTTGAACTACCATTGTTACAACTGTTCAACACATAAAGATTTAGATTCCTTCCTTTCTGATTTTAGTGCTAACTTTGAAGGTGATCAAAGATTTCAAATCATAGATTACATCAAAGAAAACAAAAAGAATCATGCAACTGCGGATAATCTAGAGTTTGAACTCTTTCGAGTTTTAAACTCTCTTGCAGTTTCTAAAGATGAGCTTTTTGCAAAACTAAATATTTACACTATTAACGAGCATACTCATAGAGCATATCCATATCTTAAAAGTAGATTACAGATAAAAAACCTTGATAGGTTTGCATATGATCCACGAAAAAAGATGCTCTATATTTTTAATCTTACCTCTAATGATAAAGTGGTGGGATTTCAAACCCGAGATCTAACCAATACTCGTTCTGCTAAATATTTAAGCTACAACTTGCAAAAGATGTATGATATGATTGGTAAAGAGCTTGAAATTGAAAGCGAAGAAGAGCTGGATAGATTAAATAAAATATCAATGCTTTTTGGTATTTTGCATGTCAATCTTTCAGTCGATTTTACTGTTTTCGAAGGGCCTTTAGATTCTTTCTTTGTTCATAATTCTATTGCACTTACTGGTGTTGCAAAGAACATTTTAAATTTTGATGAGCTTCCAACGGTAAGATACTTCTTTGATAACGATATTAAAGGAAAACAAAAAATGATTGAGAAGCTAAAGATGAGAAAAAATGTTTTTATGTGGTCCAAGTTTCTTGGAGACTTTAAACTCAAATCTCAAAAGATTAAAGATATGAATGATTTGGTTGGGGTTTGTTATAACCTTAAAAACCCAGCCATCAAACATGTAAATCAATATTTTACTAACGATCCAAGAGATATAATATATGTATGATTTAGATTTTTTTGTGGAAGAGCTTGACAAATTTTATGAAGAAAATGAAAACAGAAGTAAAAGATACAAACTTCTGATTGATCCATTTGATGAGATTGGATTAGAATATAATGGGTTAAAATTCAAAATGGATACACCTGTAAAAAATACCAAAAAGCCGAAAAAAATAACCTATTTGAATAAAAAGGATATAAGTAATAAGAAAAATTTGTTTTGATGTCAGAGTTTACAATTGAAGGGATAGAGGAGAAGACTGCTACTTTAGAAAGCAGATTAAAACAGGATAGAGATGTATGGAGCTTAAAAATAACTGAGATAGTTAGAAATATTAAGGATATTACACTTTTATCGGAAACTCAAGTGTTGATGTTATCGTATAGACAGATGTTGCTCGATAAAATTTCCGACATGAAGGGTAATCTATACAGAAGAAATGGTGATTACGAATCTTTTTATAAAACTCGTTTTAGATTCTATACTCTTGACTATGATATTAAGCTTACTGGTGGTGAAAAAGATCGTTTTGTAAAGACTGATTTAATGCCCCTAAAGAGACAGATAAATATATTAGAAACACATTTAGAATTCTACTCTGAGTGTATTCGAACCCTCGATAATATGGCTTTTGCCATAAAAAATCGAATAACATTGCACACTAACGACACTCTATAAAGTGGATCTACAGATTTCAGAAGATAAGAAGTTTATAATAATTGAAGAATGCACTGACGAAGAGTACGAGCAGCTAAAGATTTCTTTGACCAAAAAGATTGATGGATGGAGATTTCACCCATTGGTTAAAAAGAAACTTTGGGACGGAAACGTTTCTTATGTTAAAGGTAACAAGATACCTTCTGGTTTGTGGAAAACCGTTTCTGATATCTGTAAAGAATTTAGTTTTGAGTTTAAAATAAAAGGGCTCCTTGATCTTTTTGATCAAGTTATCTCTGAAAAGGAGTTTACTGAGTGGGCAATGGATCTTTTTAAAGATCACCCCGAGATTAAGCCTAGGGATTATCAAATTGACGCCGCGTATAAAATTCTGAGATACAAAAGATGTCTTGCAGAGCTTGCTACATCAGCCGGAAAAACTCTTATAAGTTTCTTAGTAATCTCTTACCTATTAGAAAAACTTGAAAAGAAAAAGATTCTTTTTATTGTACCAAACGTGTCTCTTGTTTTACAAGCCACTGAGGATTTTGATACATATAATCACAAAGAAAGAATCAAACTTAAAGTACAACAGATTTATTCTGGGGCAAAGATTAAACCCAGTAGTAATATTGTAGTAGGAACCTATCAATCACTGGTAAAAAAAGAGGCAGATTATTTTGCTCAGTTTGACGTTGTAATGGTTGATGAGACACATAAGGCAAAATCTAATTCCATTAAAACCATTATGGATATGTGTTGGCACTGTGATTATCGATTTGGTCTGTCTGGTACTATTCCAAAAGAAGGCACCGTTGATAGATTGACTTTGATGTCAGCTATGGGTCCCCTTATCACAAATGTAAGCGCAAACTTTTTACAGGAGCAGGGCCACATTAGTCAGTGCAAAGTTTCTATAATTCAAATGGATTATGCATCCGATGAACAAAAGGCGGCGTTTAGTTTTTTATCTAAACGCGCAGAAGACAGAATGAAGCTCTTTGGATTGGAACAAAACTTTATTATTGAAAATAAAGCACGCAAAGATTTTATTGTTAAAACAATCTCTAAAACAACACAAAATTCGCTTGTTCTTTTTTATAGAATTGAGCACGGAGAATCTTTATATAAAGATTTAAGACAACTAGATGACAAAGAGGTTTACTATGTGGATGGTGGTACTGATTCACAGATTAGAGAATCATATAAGAAAAAAATGGAAAAGAACAACAATGTGATTATTGTTGCCTCATATGGTACTTTCTCTACCGGTATATCAATCAAAAACATACACAACATATTTTTTACAGAATCTTTTAAATCCGAGGTAATCATACGTCAATCTATCGGAAGAGGTCTTAGAAAACACTATTCAAAACAAATCTTAAACATTATTGATTTTGTTGATGATATGTGTTGGCATGATGGAGATAGAATGTGGAAAAATTATCTCTATAAACACGGTGAGGCCAGGATCCAAATTTATGAAGATCAAAAGTTTCCTTACAAAACATTAAAGGTGAAATTTTAAGAAAAAAGTGTTGATATATAAAAAAATCGTAAAAGCATAAAATAAAAAATTAGGATGGAAACATTAAAAAAGTTTTCTCAGTTTATTCAAAAAAGAGCGGATGAAAAGGCCGCTAATGAAAAAGTTGAGATGATTAAAAAACTCGGAGAAGAGGCTTATCTAAAGCTTCAAGAGGCTGAAATCAAAAGCGATGATCAATTTAAAGAATACGCCTTTGCTGTGTTGAAAAAATCATTTGGTGATAAGTTTGACCAAGCTGAAGCACAAAAAGTAGTTGATGGTCTTCTTGATAAGAAAGAAGGTGATGACTATGGTGCTCTTATAGGAAGACTCACATCATCTTTGGGTGAATCAATTAATGATCTTAATAATCCTAATCCCGAAGGATATCCGGCTCCTGATGGTGAATCTGACGATGTTCCTTCACCCGCAGAAGAGGAAGAGGACGAAGAGATTGCAGCAATAGAAATTCAAGGAGAATCTAAGGTTAGTGAAGAGGATGAAACTGAAGAGGAAGATGACGAAGAGGAAGATGACGAAGAGGAAGATGATGAAGACGAGGATTCCGAAGCAGACACTGAAGATGACGATGATGACGAAGAAGATGAAGAAGTTGAAGAAGCAAATGATACTGCTTCTGAAATTGAAGATGAAATAGTTACAATGGGTGAACCAACAGACGTAGAAGGAGATGGCGAAAAGCTTGTAACTGATGAGCAACCAATCGATACAGAGGTTAAAGGTGCTGCTTCAAAATCTGGAGAAGGTGGTGACCCCGAAATCAAAACCGGAGGAGATGGTTCAGAAACCGCAGCTGGAATTGCTGGTGATACCATGGCTATGGGCAAACCTAAATCAGTTAAAGGTGAAGGCGAAGAGCTTGTAACCGATGAGCAACCTATCGATAAAGATGTTAAAGGAGAAGCTCCTAAGGCCGGAGAGGGCGGTGAAGCAGAAATGAAGCCAATCTCTGGGGATGATTCTGAAGAAATTGAAAAAGAAATCGTTGATATGGGCGAGCCTGAATCAATTGAAAAGGAGGCTGGAAAACTTGTAGGTGAAAGATTCATTATGAGCTTTGACAGATTCATCGCCGAATCAAGAAAAAATAATTGATCATGAAATATCTAAAACTGTTTGAGCAATTTTCAGCTGAAGAGGCCTATGAAATAAATGAGGCCTTAAAGTCAAGTAAGCTTAGAAGTATTTCTACAGCCCTTTACTCTGATAAAAACTTGCTTAAAAAGATTTATGGTACTTATGCTCTTGCATTGGATAAAATCACAGATGATGAAGTTATCACAATGGATCCAAAGACTGCATACAAAGACAGAAATATGGGAAACTCTTTAGTTTTTTATGTTACTACTACAGCAAAAGAAAATCCTTATTCTGAATACCCTAGTACTATTCCAGCTAATTCTCTTTTAGCAATTACAACTGGAGATAACTTATTTTTAGGTTATAGCACAGAAAGATGGTCTAGTGGCAGAGTGAAAGCAGATAAATCAGGAAGCGGTTCATTTGGAATCCGAAAAGATTACAAAGGAACTGGTTTAGCAACTGGTTTATACAGCGTAAAAAGAATTTCAGAACTAGCAGATGTAGCTTATGTAATTCCTTTGGATAACGTTGCTAGAACTTCTGATGTAAAATCGGAAAGAGGTAAGCAAAGAGAAGGCGCGATAGCGTTGATTGATCCAAGGAAGTTTCAAGAAGAGAATCTTAAAAGATACAAAGAAATTCTTACTACCAAGATTGGTGGTAAGGATGAACTTTCAAAAATAGTTTTAAGCGCTATAGACACCATTACTTCTCAGATTAAAGGTGCAGTTTCGAGTGGAGAAGTTGACAGATACGGTAGAGTTAAAGTAGGTGTTAACAAAAAAGGTCGCGATGCTACTACTCAAGACGCTGCTCAACACATGAAGAGAATAATGGATGCATATGCTGATTATATTTCAGCTCTTAAAGATTCTGAAGAATACAAAGATTCTTATTATACTTCAAGAGCTAAACAAAAAATGAGTGAAGTTAGAGATCTTGTTAATCAGACATCTAACTTCTCATATGCTTGGTAAGCTCTTCAAAAAACTTCCAAGTACATTCAGGCATAAGTCTTTTAAATTCATTTAGGTTATTTTCTTTTAGAGCTAACCGTACTTTTGTAGAGCTGACGTCTTCGTCGGCTCTTTTTATTTCATAACCCTCGAAATCCTGTCTAACACTAAGTTCTGATCTGTAAACATCTTTTTGGATTTGAGCATTATATGCTTTTGCACGATCAGTTCCAAACCCCCATAAAACAGGTTCGTATGCAGGCCTAGCTTCATTAAAAACTGTATCGATTCCCGCGTTTGGTAATGAATAAAACCCTTTTACAAAGTCATATTGTTTTACAATCTCTCTGATTATTTTGTGTTGAAGAGACTCTGGAAAATATGAATCTTTAGATTGTACAACTAGTAACAAAACTTCTTTAGAG